CCAGTGGCGGTGTACCTCGCATGTCCAGTATTCCGGCCACTTGACCACCTTCACGCCATACAGAACGGGGTCGGCCCCCTGTTCGTGGATGGCATAGACGATGGGCAGCTTGGTAATCATGCTTCCCCCTTCGCCTGGGCAATGGCACGTACTGCCTTCTTACGTGCAGGTACGGCATCCCTGGGATGATTGGGGAGGATGGGTAGGTCGAGCATAGCTTCCAACGCCTCAAGCAGGGCGGCATTGATAGCCTCAAGCTCGGTGATGCGGGCGGTACGAGCCTCAATAATGGGTACGAACTCGGCGGGCTTATACATTATCCTCTCCTTCCCAGTCCTGCTATCTCCTCCTGGGGCAGCACGATGATGGGCTTGGCTTGCTTGTTGTCGGTGTGGCCCTCAAAGTATTTGCTGCAATGTGGGCAGGACTTGATATCTGCCGGGTCCTTCTTCGCCAGCCATATCCAGCCACAGTCCACCTTGGCATGGCTACGGTACGGACACTTAACCCAATTTCGCATGTGTTTCCTCGAAGTGTTTGATTAGTTCGTCCAGGCGTTTGGTCTCAAACCGTTTGCAGTAGCAGACGAATTTCATGGGCTAGTTCCTGTTCTCGAACGCCCAGAACTGCCAGGAGAGGCAGTCCAGCACACCATCCGGGTAGTGGATGATTGCGAAGGCTCGGTACAGTATACAGTTGTCCATTATGCTTCCCCCTTCGCCTGGGCGAGGGCCTTAGCAACCTTACGTAAGGCATACTGTAACCTGCTGGTTATCATCATGTCCGCACGTTCGGCGTCTACTGCCTCCAACGCCTCAAGCATGGCGGGGGCTGCTGCGATAAGGCGGGCGTTGGCTTGCCTTTCTCGTTCTGTTATGCCATAGAAGCCACAAGCCGCAATATGCCATCCTCCTTGAGCACGGACATAAGTACCCATTGATACATTCCATGGCCCAGGTGTGTGCTTCGTTTCATTCGTGCTCATCTTGTGAACTCCTTTCCGCAGATACGGCAGCGCCACAGGGTACGGCGGAGGCCGACAGCCCTGATAGCGTCAATGATGCATTTGTGGTTGGCGTTAGTCATTATTCCCCTTCGTTATGTAGTTCGCCCTCGTGGCGAGGCCAGACATCCTCTGGCGGGACATGACGGTTGTGTGTGCCGCATCGGTGTTGTCCCTGATGGTCGATACGCAGGTTACACCGGCATGATGCCCTGAATGCCCCACACTGCTGCCGTCGCTCTAATAGAGTCATTTCTTGCCCCTTTCCTTTATCAGCATCCTAATCTGGATGGTGGGGCAGTACTGTGTGGTTGGTCGGGTGTGCTACTGCCCCTTATTCAGCTATCCTCCGAAGTAGAACTCTCTGCAATAGGCCAGGAGAGTGTGCTGCTTAGTAGCGTCATCCATGTATGAACCGATATACTGTGTCCAGGGCGTACCCCAATCCTGGAACTCAAGCCAAGCGCGACAGGGTTCAAAGTCGTCGTCAAGCTCGCCCATGATACGTACCGCGGGGCCGCCGGTGCATAGGAGTATCTGGAATTCGGACGCTTCCAAGGTATAGTCCAGGGTAGTCCATCCCGAACGTACCTCCACGCTCAACGGGTCTTCCTGTATGGCCTGTTGTGCGTCGTCCTCGTCGTGGTACTCTATGAAGGTGTCGAGGCCAGCAAGCCCATCAGCAAGCCTTTCATCCAGGTTACAATTATCCCAATCCTCAGCATTGCACCCCCTTGCATGTTCCAGCCGTTCCACCATCGCCTTGATGGACTCGTATTGTGCCTGTGCCTGTTCTAGTGCTCTGTCTATATCTGTGGTCATGTTAGTTGTCCTCCGTTCCCTTGATGATGGTATGGTCGATGCCGTATTCCTTCCGTAGCTGCTCCAGGATGGTTTGGAAGAGTAGCCAGGGCTGGAAGCTCTCCGGCTTGTCCTGGGTATCTACCTGCAACTCCAGGATTATCCTTGCATTTCTTGTAGCCATGTTCATCTCTCCTATCTAAGCTATGTCCAGCTTCAGTGCTGGATGGTAGGCAGTAGGGATTGTCTACTGCCCACGTTCCAAGAGTGAAGCTATTGGCCTCGATAGACATAGATATGTGTATGTGCTGCTCGTGGTCGGTAGTCGTCAAGGGTCACAACGCGGACTCTTTTCATCTCTGACCGCGAGTTGACCCATGCAAGGGCCTTAGAGTAGTCGCCGTCCTGGAATGCCCAGCCCGCATAGCTCATGCCGTCAGCCGCTTTGCCCCAGCCCGTATTGTGAAGCCCTGGCTCGGCTTATCCAATATTCAGTTGTCATCTCCTTTCTATTCAGCGCTCGCTCCTGGAGAGGTTGCGTGTGCTTGGCCGACTACAAGCGAGGGAGTTGCACCCTACTGCATCTTTATGACTTTCCCCTTGCTTACCTCCCCAGGAGCCAGAGCCGAATGCTCTAGCCTTTCTTCAGGACCTCCGGGTGCTCCCGTTCAATGTGGGCTCCAATGCACGCCGGGTCCACCTTTTCTCTGCACAGCCTGCAGATCATTGGCGCACCACCAGGGTGCGCTCATAGGGAAACCAGGCGGGCAAATCATCATCGGACTCATAGGTGTTCTCCACCACAAAGCCGGGTGGAGTGTAGTCCCCTAGCCCTTCCTCGGGCATTGCTTCAAACACCTGGATAATCTCCGACACTCCAGCGTTGAACCCACGGCCTTCACCTGTAAACTGGACTACTATCATTTCTAACCTCCAAATTTTAGCTATTGGCTTCACAGCTACTAGGGATTGTTGCTAAGTCTCGCCCTCTTCAGCACGGCAGTGCGGATATAACCTGCGGCGTGCCCATCGAACCATTCTACGAATGCAGACCCACCACTAGCCGTGATTTCCACGACTTGCCCTTCCACTGTCTGTCCGTCAACCTCCTCATATTGCACCACGTCGCCGACTTTAATGTCGTCCATCTCAACCCCCCTTATCTAAGCTATTTACCACCGGTTACGCGTTTGTGATTCGCCCTTGTACACGGCATACACACCATGTACTTACCCAATGCCTCCACCGGATTCAGCGGCCTTCCGCACCGTTTACAACTCCACATATCAACCTCCATCTCTAAGCTACTGCCATTAAACCACGCCTAGAATTTGGTTGTCAAGCCAACATCAGGCACAGAGGGTAAAACTCAAAGTAAAGATTTTCTTTACTTTCAAGGAGTGTGATATAATCCCGGCATGAGTAGCAGCTCCCTCACCAGCAAACAAGAGTCCTATTGCCAGTACAGAGCCATTCATGGACTCAATGAGATAGAGTCATTCCTGCTCTCATACGACTGGAATGGCACCAATAGAAACGTTGTTTACGTAAAGGCTTCAGAACTTGAGCATTCTGGTAAGATATCGGTAAGGATTGCAGAGCTGAAGGCTCAAGTAGCAGAAGCTGTTACCAAAGCTAAAATAGCTGATGTTATTGAACTGCAAGAACTAGCTACTAAGGAAGCTAGAACGGCAGATAGCACAAGGGATAGACTAGCTGCTAACCGGCTGATGGGTGACTACCATAAGGCATTTCAACCACAATCGGTTACGAATAACGTACAAATCAACGTCTTTGAGAGCCTGAGCGTTGATGAGCTTCAACGACTGATAGCCTTCCTACAGGAGCCAGGAGCACTTGAAGCCTGGATGGAGGACTTCAAGGCTCTGCCCGGCAGAACCATAGACGTTGAACCAAGCTGAAACGTTGAAGACTACGATTCATTAAGCAACCTCCACGTTCCCCCTCGACCTGATAAGCATCCTAGTTAGCCGTGAGGCGATGAGGAAGCACATCACAAATAGGCTCTTTAAGTGAGCCTTGTGATGTGCGGGAGTGTACAACCTCCTCCTCGCGTTATCCCTTAAGACTGTATCCCTGTTAGCCGTTAACCAGTGGCACAACCTTTTTCTTTGTGCCTTTAAGGAAGAGAGACACCAGGATAGACCCCCTACCCACCTTCGACCCCCAGGGGGGAGTGTATAGTTAGCCTCACAGATATTCCAGAAAAATATAAAAAATAAGCTCATAAACATTCTAGAAATTTTAGAAAAAACTAGAATAATAAGAGATGCATTAGAACATAATATCTACTGCGATTGTAGTTGATTACGTGTGGTTATTAAGTTTCTCTCTCTTATATGAGGGCTATTGCGTTATACCTAAATAGCTAGTAAAATGGTGTCACAAAATGCGTTATACCTACGGAGGGTCTATTGCCCCTGTCTAAGAAGAAGCAGGCTGCTTGGATGAGGGAGCATCGCAAGAAGAAGCGTGAGGAGAAACTAAGGGAGAAGAAGGGAGCTGTTAATCTTCTGCCGAAGAGGACTGCCAGGAGGCTGGCGAAGATGGGGATAAGGATAGAGCGGTACCTTAATGCCCCTGCTGTTGACCCGCAGGCGTACGATGACTTGAGGAGGACGTTGGAGGCCAAGACCGCCCGTATAGGATGGCAACAGGACGCCAGCAAGACCATGCAGGAGGAGATACGCCAGTTGCATGCACTCATTCAAATGCAGGCTCAATACCTATCCCCTGCTGACCAGGAAGCATTGCATAAAGCCGCAGAGCAGGCCAGGAATGAGCCTGCAAAGTCCCGGCCTGGTATTCCGCCTGTGCGGGATAACTTCAGGGAGTTCCTGCATCAACGCAAAGAGGCACGAATAAGGGAGGCCAAGGAATGAGTAAAATCACACTAGAGGAAATTACCGACTTCAATATACGATTGGAGACCGCAGGCGTCGGCGTTGATGGGTTGAGAAGGCGTGTAGAAATCCTGGATGAGTGGATTAAGCGCCTCTCCTATGCCGTGGCGGAACTTCAGGCCGAGTCCTTGGGCACCAACCAGGCTTTCAATGCCAGCGAAAGAGGGGTAACACCATGACTATAATCGTCGCTCTCTGCATAGGCTTCCTGGCAGGCTCCCTCTATGGCTGCGTGGTGGGCTACGTCTCAGCCATCCAGAGGGTCAGGAGAGAGCGCCAGGACTGGTGATATAATGGTAGCGCGAAACCCCTTTACTCTTTACCGGTGGGGCTTGTGGTGGCGTACGAGGCGATATATAATAGAAGAGGAGTGTTCTCACAAGGTTCGCTCCTTTGAAGCTGGCGGGGGGTCTTTTAGACGGGAACCCTTGCCAGCTTTACTTTATCCTGATTGTGTGATACACTGGGATACATGACACTATCAGTTGCTTTACGATTGCGCCTCTCCCCTGAGGACTACGCTCGCCTCACGGCCATAGCGGAGGCCCAGGAGCGCACCGTCTCCCAGGTGGTGAGGAGTGCGATTCAGGCTTATGTTAAGGAGCATCCATGAACCCCATAGAGAAGGCGATTGAGGCGGGAAAGCTGACGAAAAAGGAACGTTGGGCGCACAAGTACGATACTGAGGGCGGTTACATGCGATTCTACGATGGGCCAGCTTTGACTGATGCCGCCCACGCCAAGGCAGTAGCCCACCTCGCATGGGGGATAGTGGAGTGGCTGCGTCAGTGGGACTCTCTTAATGCCGACTATCCAGAGCATGAACTAACCACTGCCCTAGAATCCCTTGGCATAGAGAGGCCGAAGGAGGAATGATATGGAAACATCTGGAGTTATCACGTCTAATCCCATTATTGGACTCTTAATCTTGATGGTCTTCAGCCTTGGCATTGTAACGATGGTTAAGTGGATGGTAGGCCAACTGGGCAGACTGTTTAGAGTGGGACGATGGCAGAAGCAGTTCGCCCATGACGGACAGGAGTATTACACCTATGGCCACCCACATTGATTACAGGTGGCGTGGCATTATAAGCAGCGTGTGGGCTAATGTTCCTGTCAGTCGATACCATCTTTGGAAGTCAACCCCTACTGCGCTGGTGTCGCTCTGCGGTAGGGCTAGGCGGGTGGAGGGGCAATCACTGTTTTACCCTGAGCCTGACACGGCTTATCAAACCTTTCTTTGTGCTACATGCTCCCGCGTTGGGATGGTTTCGTACCGCCCATAGACATTCGTGGTAATATGTTGGCATGACCAATATGCTTGAGGCTTTGCAGTTCTCGGCACAGGCCATGCTCGCAAAGCGGGACTTCAACTTCTTCTGCGAGTTCGTCCATGACCGACCCCTCTTTGCCCATCAGAAGATGTGGGCACGTGAGCTCCAGACCGACCAGGATACCCTCATAATCGCTCCCCCAGGGACTCTCAAGTCCACCCTCCTGACCTACTTCATTGAGTGGAGCATCGGCAACAACCCTGACTTCAAGGTGCTCCATATTATGAACACCGCAACCCAGGCTTCACGTCAGGTCATGGCTATCGCCGACACCATTGAACACAACGAACGGTATCAGGCCATCTTCGGGATAGTCCCCGACAAAAGCAGAACATGGAGCAAGGACACCCTCTACGTCCAACGTACAGATAAGAACAACCCCTACGCCACGGTCTATGGCACTGGCATCGACGGGCCGTACCAGGGAGTCCACGTCGACATGATTGTAGTCGATGACCCCACTGACCAGCAGGACGTGCGCTCTGAAATCACCATGCAACAGCAGAGGGAGCGTGTCCGCGGCGTTCTGAGAGACCGACTAAACCCTGGCGGCAAGATTATCGGCATTCTCACCCGATGGGGAGAGGCCGACCTTGTGAGGGATTTCGAGGACATGGGCTTCAACGTCCTTGCCTGCCCAGTTGAGGGCAGATACACATGGGGTAGACTCCTATTCCCCGAATTCTTCTCCGATGAGGCGCTTCAGAGAATACGTTCCGCCAAAGACCAGGGCGGCGACGGCCTATCCACTGGCCTCTACACCCTAACTTATATGTGCGACCCCACGGGTGCAGCAGGTTCAATGGTGCAGAGGGCATGGTGGCAGTTCTACAACGACCAGCCTGAGTTCAACCGCATCATCCACTCATGGGACTTGTCCACAGGCAGACTGGGCGGCGACTTCACCTCATTCGGAGCATGGGGAGTGGCTGAAAATGGCTACTACCTCTTTGACTCCCTCAGAGACCACCTCACAATGGACGGCGTTATAGAGAAGATGAGGATGCTTGCCAACCGAGACCGCCCCCAGGCCATCCTGGTGGAGGATGCAGGCACTTCAATACCCGTTGTGGACTACCTTAAGAAGCACACACGCCTTCCAATCCACGCCATTAAGCCAGGGAGCAGGGACAAGGTGTCCCGTTTGCAGGGTGTGGTGCATTTAATAGAGGCCAAAAGGGTGTGGTTGCCCGTTGGCAAGTCCTGGGTAGCCCCCTACATGGACGAACTAGCTGCATTCCCTGGTGGGCAGCACGACGACGCAGTCGACATGACCAGCCAGGCACTCACATACCTTGAGAAACGGGGTGCATTCTACGGCAGGTCGGCAGAACCGGTGTACATGAATAGGAGGTGGTAATGGATGTTTTTGTTAGCAATCGCCTACTGGCACGATACGGCAATAAGGGATTGCCAGACTCTATTATTGATAAGCTGGTAGATGAAGCCCGGCAAGAAACGGACAGCGACGTCGAACCCTCATTGCGGTGGAACAAAAAGACCACAAAGGATGTTATGGATGGGTACATGCTTACCATATCCTTTGACGACAAGGCCGTTGTCGATACTCAGCCATCCCTTAAATGTGATTTCTGCGGACGTAAGTTGCAAATATCTAACCGCCGCCCATCACGTTGCGTGTGTTGTGATGTGCATGATGAGAATTGCAAGCATAGACAGGGGTGATATAATCACCACAAAGACTCGCTCCAACCCCACGAGGTAGGAGGCAGGATTGACAACGGACAATCGAGCAGGACTCGACCCCAACCAGAGGGTAGACGAAGATACGGCGCAGAGAGAGTGGGACTTCCTTCAGAAGATGTGGGAACCCGCTCTCATGGCTATGAAAAAGGCCGATATCTTCTACCAGCAGCAGAACGACATCTGGGAGGAGTACCATAAGGCAAATCCCGCTGCCCCCCAGAGGCCACAGTACCACTCAGGACGTGCAGTTGCCCTCATAGACCACGCCGTGGACGCCCACCTTGCCTTCCACCCACGGTTTCACAGGCATCCCCGCACTGGCAGCACCCGTGAGGAGAGCCGTGCCGACGCCGTTGAGAAGGGACTGGCGGGAGTGTTCCAGGACGCCTTCCGTTGGCAGCCGAACATTCCCACCAAGGTCAATGGCAAGCAACTCGTTCTTCACAACTACACACAGATTTATGTCGGGCTTGACCACGAAGCGCTGCAACGTCCTCAGCAGAACGAGGGAGAGGAGCTTGAGGACTTCCAACGCAGGGAGTGGGAGTGGGAAAGCCGGCACCTGAGCTACAACCCCATAAGGATAGAGATACCCGCCCCAGGAGAAGTCCTCTGTGACCCCCTGGAGGTGGTGCCAAAGATAGCCATACGCAAGAGGAAGATGAAGGCTTACGAGCTTCACCACCTCTCCATGACCAAGGCCCGTCTCGGTGCAGGAGCCATCTGGGACATGGGCAACCAAGACCCCTACTCCGTCGTCGAGATAATGGAACGGTGGAGTTCTCGTTGGGTCTCCGTGTTCAAGGACGGCAAACTTCTCTATTCAGAACCCAACCTGTGGTGGATAGTCCCCTTTGCCCAGATATGGTCTGGCGCTGCCACAACCCCGACGAAGGCCGACTTTGACCCTGCCGACTGGGTGAAACAGTCCCTCATGTTCCGCGTCATGGACACGCTTCAGTACCGAGACCAGTCTTTTGTGGCTCAGCACCAGCTCCTTATGAGAAACGCCTACCCCCACACCATTTATGCGGGCGACCCCGCCGAGTTTGCAGCCCAGGCACAGGGCGATGTGTGGAGCGTCAGCCCAGAGGACATAGATATAGAGAAGACACCTCAGTTTCCCAGCCAACTCCTTCAGGAGAAGCAGGAACTGGACAGGGACATAGAAGAGGCCACCTACTCCCTTCAGGCCGCTGGTTTCAGGCAGTCAGGCGTGGACACGGCAACACAGCAGGTGATTCTATCCGAGATGACCAACCGTGCGTTCAGGGCTGTGGTCACAAAGCTGGAGGCACTCTACTCAGTTGCGGGTTCCAACGCCCTGCGCCTTCTGTGGAGAATGAACGAGGAGATGCCCGAAGAGTATGCCGACATTCAGGTCAGGGACGCCACCCTCAAAGTGTCCGACCTTGGCAAGCCCCCTACATTCGACATAGATGCCACCTTTGAGAACATAGACCCCGTTGCAGCCCAGCAAGAGATAAACATGGCTCTCACCCTCTATCAGCAGGGTCTTGTGGACTCCGACTACGTTTACAGGGTTGCAAGGATAGAGGATGTGTCCGATGTGAGGCGTGGAGTCTACCGTGACATGCTTAGAAACGACCCCGACATGATAGAGCAGGGCGTCATCAACGCTCTCAGGGAAGAGGGCATGATAGAACTGGCAAACCGACGGCAGGCCGAACTGGACAGAAGGAAGTTGCAGAGGATAGCCGCATCGGGTCAGCAGGGACAGCCACAGCAACCCGCATTGCCAGGCGGTGGAGGCGCACCGCCAACCAACGGTGCAGCCCCAGGGCCTCTGGCAGGAAGGATACCCAACCTTGGCGGATAGCCCGTTCAATCCCTACTTTGATGTCTCGGTAGAAGAGGGCAAGCGATTGGCCGACGAGAAGAAGGCGTCTGTCAAAGAGTCCGAGAAGGTGGTTCCCTTTGGCAAGATGGTTCCGCGTAACACCGACGAATGGCGTGACCGCATCATAAGCAATAATGACTTTCGGCGCTCTGAACTTACCAAGATGGGGCACAAAGAGTTTCTAAAGAAGTGGAAGGGTAGGAAGTAATGCCTACGATAACCGATATTGGTTACGACCCGCGGTTGGGATGGATAGTCATTCTCAGTGATGGCAGAGAGATGGTGCTATCCCAGTCGGGCGACCCAGGATTCAAGGAATTATTGAGAATCCTGAACGGATTGCCTATTCCAAGCACGGAGGCGGAGCTTGCGGTAGTGAAGGACTTGGCAATGGCAGCATTACAAGCGTCATTTCCAAATCTTGCTGACCAACTTGCCCTTCTTGGCATTGATATTCCACAGAATGTCACCATATCAGAGGAGATAGCCCAGGCTCTTGGTGTAACCCTAGGTGGTATCCCAATCATGCCTGGCAATATCACTCCAGAAGAAGCACTTGCCTTGGCTACGGGCGTTGCGGAAACGCCAGGGACGGACTATTCCTGGTGGCCTGCCGAGCTGGGTATGATGCCCACCAAGGAAGAGCAGGCGGGTGTTGATGCCGACGGCAATAAGATTATGCGGCTTGTTGTTGATGAGGCTGAGGCATGGGATAGGAAAGAAGACTATCTGGACAGGCTAGATGACGCAGAAAAGGAAGCCTACGATAGGCAACTTGAGTTAAATAAAGAGGTTTATAGGCGCACGCAGGATGCCTATGCCCAGCAACGACAGGCTCAACTGGACGCCGATAGGCGTACTCAGGATGCTGCGAAAGCGGCTGCCAGTGCATCCCAGGGATTCACCGTAGACCCCACGAAGCCAGTACCAGAGGGATTCCGTCTCGGCACGAAGACATTATCTAACGGCGACACAGTCTGGACGTATGAGCGTATTCCCGAGTCGGCAGATTCTTCTAGGACTCTCGACCAGGCCATTGAGGATGCCGTCTTGTCTGGTAATATTGACCAGGCATTAGCGCTGGATACCATCCGTGACCAGTTGAACGAGAAGCGCGTCACTCTCGAGGACGCATTCAACATCGTTGCACCCATAGCCAAGAATCGCCAGGACTTCCGCATGCTGATGAACGCCATGATGGCGGAGTCCCGCAATCCCATTGCATCATTTGACTTTGAGGCCCTTATTCAGCAGAATGCTTCACTTACTCAAGACCCTGTCACTGGGTCTATGGAACTCCCCCCTCTACAACCAGGAGATACAAATGCTCCGCAGGGAACATCAACTGGTACAAGCACATTACCACCATTGCGCCCAGGAGATACCAATGCTCCCACCAATGCAACGCCTTTCACGGGGGCAGAGCCTAATAATATATCTTCTCCTGATATAGCTGCTTTTGATGCAGCGGTCAATGCAATGGGGCCGAACGGCTTTGAGAAGTTCCTAAAGCTGACCCCAGAGCAACAGAGGGCTGCAATAGGGATATTTAGAACGGGTGACTTGGAGCAGTTTCTGCGTGATACTCAGGGCACTGGCCCCGCATCTATATCCAAGGCCAGCCCAGAGGCGACGGAGGCTGTTAGCAAGGCGGCAGCGTCCACAGAGGCCACTGGCTCATTCAGCGACCTATTCAATCCAGCGCGGGTGCCAGGCGCGGGTACGGGCAATATGCGTACTGCCGACCAGGAAGCCGAGCTAGAACGCCTTCTTGGAACTGCCGAGCATGCTCAGGGTAGAGGGATTACCAACGTACCCTTCGGTGCCGTGAACCGCATACGGGAGTTACAGAGGCTATCTCCCTTCGACCCTGAAGCGGTATCCGATGATGGTGATGGGGCATTGGTAGGAGCCACCGCTGGCCTTGGTGATAGGTTCACAAACCCTGCTGACCGCCCCATTGGCGGTACGCCCTTCTATGCTATCCCACAACAGACCTCGACCCCCTTTGATGTCCTTGAGCGTAGGTTCTTGGAGGATGTCAATGAACAGAGACAGGAGGAGTTTGTGCGCCGAGGCCCAGCCAGAAGGACATTTGGTTAATGCCAGGTAGACGACTGGTGGTTCCTGTGAAGACGCAGGGGCAGAAAGCCCTGGAGCGGACTACTCAGCCACGCAATGAGGAAGACCCCTTCGGGATACAGGCCAGGGCCGCTGAAGCCGAAGCCAGGGGCACAACGCTGTTTCAGGAAGCGGGGACAAGGCACGACCCCATTGAATCGGCTCTTGGCCTTGTAAATACGACTCCTGGAGCGGTAGCATTCCCATTTTCACAGAGCGTAAGAGATGTTACTCGTGAGGCGCAGGCGGAAGGGAAGTCCATTCCCGAAGCCCTTGCCATTGGATGGAATGAGGGGTTGCAGGATACGCCCAGTGTGCGTTTTCCAGTTACGCCGAAGCTGAACATCCTTGGGCATGAGGTGCAACCGCACCTTCAGTTGGGATTGAAGGGGCTTGGGGAGGCAGTTCTTCAACCAGACATTATTTTCCCTGGTGCATTTGCCAGTAGGCGCATAGTGACCAAGGTGGGCAAAGAGGCTGCGGAAGCGGTAGCAGAGCGCATCCCCCAGGGAGTGCGACAAACCCTTGCAGGAGAGGGTGGATTTGCGCGACTGGGTGGCAAGGCGGGTGAAGAGGCTGCTGGGGGACAGACCACGGCTGGGGCGAATGTAACACCAGTTCAGGCTGCTCCCCCAGCTCCCCCTGCCAAGATAGTGGGTACCGCCGCGGGTAGTGCCGATGAGCCACCAATTATACCCCCCAGCCGACCAAGGAGCAGGCGCATACCCCCGCCCGAAGGTGAGCCAGTTACGCCCGCATCCATTGAGCGGGCACTGGAGATTGGGCGTGCCGTTGCTGCAAGAGACAAGCCTGGGATTGTCAAACGCACCATCGACCTCACCCCTGGATTTAAGCAACTCCAGCGTGGGTTACAACCAGCGATAGACATGCCCGAAAACATACTTGCGTCTTACATCGCAGAGGGAAATGTGCAGAGCGCCGTTGCTCAGGAATTGGCGAGTGTTCGCATTCCAGCGGTCAGGCTCTTGGACGACGCCTTTGGAGCCGATGTGGTGCGTGGCACCAGGAAGTCCACGGTGCCATTCGTAGGCACAGCCGACGAGGCCAGATACCCAGCCACCAGCACAATGCTGGACATAGCCCAGAATCCTCACCTATATGATCTATTGCCAAGCCAGCGAGCGGCAATAACCAGGGCTTCTGACGCGCTGAGCCAGGCATACGACAAGGTGGTGTCTGACTATGGATTGGATATAGGCAAATTTGAGGTGAAGCCTGGGAGCATGTTCCTATCTAATATCGAGAAGAGGAATGTGGGAACCTCATTCTTCCAGGATATTATCAGAACAACCAAGTCGGGTCGGGCAAAGACAAGGTTCTATGAAACTGCCAGGGATAGGTGGATGCACACACCAGATTTCAAGCCCATAATTGATGTTGAGCATCTGATTGGCAGCGAGATGCACGGCGCTGTGGCTTCTATGTCGGGCAGGTCGGTATATCGCACTGGAATAGAGGGGCTTGATAGGATAGCGGCACTCAGGGCAACTGGGCACGATAAGCTCGTTGATAGCATGCTGACACTGAGAAAGAAGTTGCAATCCCTGCGTGGAGCCAAGGCCAGGCTGGAACAGCACCAGGCCGACGCCATTGACGATTTCCTATCATCTCCGGTAGAGGACTTGGACTTGGCTGCATTGAGGGAAGGGCTGGAACCCACAATCTCCCGTGGCAAGAATGTCGGCAAGGATGTTATGGCACTCAATCGACAGATACGGACAGTGCGTGCTGACATTGCCAAGCTAAGGCCGTCATGGAAGGTAGCGGAGACCAGGGGTTATCAGTTTGTTCAGGATGGTATCTTCCGATACTTTCCCGATGATGTGGCGTCTCATGTTCGTAGGCTTAACCAGGTCTCTGGGAACAGATTGCTGAGTTTTGTAGATGACCTACGGGCAACCGCCTTCGGTGGCGACCTAAGCCCAGTATCCAACCAGGGCTTTACGCTTTGGCTTGCCGACCCCATAGGGGCAAGCCAAGACGTTGCACAGCAGGTGACAACGGGTATACGAAATGGCAGAGGTGTGTTCGGTGGATTCACAGAAGACCAGATATTACAGGACATAGCAGAAAATGCAGACTCGTGGGCACGATTCACAGAGGCCACTGGCATCAACGCCCTTGGCTCGGTGGACAGGGAATTCTCAGTAGGATTGATTGGAAAAGTCCCTGGAATTGGCAAGCAGTGGACGCAGTTCAATGAGGCCGTTTATCGTCCCCTCCTTAAATCAGCCAAGCGAATCTTCGACGACTCCTATAATGCCGCCGTGGAAGGCGGACTGGACGACCTAACGGCAATGGCGATTGCGGGCGACGACGCCACGAAGATAATACCCAGAGTCAGTTACCGCAGGCTTGGAATGTCTCAGGCTCAGTATGCTAGGTGGCGGGCACTTATGACTTCCGTGTCCTTTCTTACGCAGCCAGCAGCCGTTATAGCCGATGCTTCTAAGGGTATGGTGAAGCTGGGACTTCTGCATCCACAGATGATTACCCGCAACGAGCAGTTTGCCATGAAGCGTATGGCAACCTTAGCCGCTACCACGGCCCTGATATCCGCAACGTCCAGTGCCTACTATGCTGCCAAGCACGGACAGAACGTTGAGAAGGCGGTTAGGGATTCCCTGAACCCTACTCATCCCAACTTCATGTCCCTTAAGACGCCTTGGGGGGCACGCATAGGACTGGGTGGGCCATATAGGTCTCTTATAAGGGCGATGGCTCCAAGGAAGATTGACGGCGTGCCGTTCCCAATGCCATTTGCCAACATGGGTCGATTTGCATTATCCAAGTTAGGCCCCGCACCGCGCATACTTTATGATGAGATACGCAATGTTGACTACTATGGGCAGAGGATTAGGACGGGAGATTTTCCTATCAACATTCTTCAGGGTATAGGATACGCAGCCACGGGTGTTGCACCTCTGACTATTGGTTCAGGCGTGCGTTCTGCCATTAGGGGTGAGGGAGTTGGGCGCACAACTGAGGAGTTGATATCCCAGTTTGCAGGAACCAACTACATCACATTTGACCCTATATACGACGCGAAGAAGCGATGGGAGGAGTCCCTCCAGAAGTACCACGACATACCCTCCAACACCGCCAATATTCCAGAGGGCAAAGTAACCAGGACTCAATATAGGGACGCCTTCCCGTTGGTGGATGCCAAGCTATTCCTATCAGGGGAGGTATCAAGTATACGAGATGGCAATACCGTGCCACTTGTTATCACGCTGATGAGGGATAACGACATAGACCCCCGTGCTGTACCAGGCATTGTTGCACGGAGGAAGAAGGTTCAGGAATTTATAGCGTCTGGTAGATTATTTCAGCGTACTCCCGTGGACGACCTCATATCTGCCATAGATGCCCAGCAGCCGAGGTCAACACCCGCTCCTCAGCCCGCCCAGTCTCAACCATCACTACCCCAACCTACACCTACCAATCAAGGCAGGATAGTAGTACCAGCGGGGGCAAGATAATGCCATACACCCCAACGGCAGTTAAGTGCTACCACTGCGGTAAGACCCTGGGTATACACCTGAACGGTATCTACGTGACCACATGCCCTGGGTGTAAAAATGTGGTTGTATTAGACACGACGATTGACAAAAAGTAGTAATGTATGATATTCCTTTAGCTTAAATACATAGTTGTGCCCTTAGAGGCCAGGAAACTTGTGCGCTAGACGCCTTGATTCCTGGCCTTTTGTTTTGGGCAATTACATGTAGGAGGCGAATATGGTATCGCCAGTAGAGACGGAGCAAGAGGTTACTACCCCAGAAGAACCTGAAGTAGGGGCGGAGACCACCGACGAGGAGGTTCCAGCCGAAGCTGAGGGTGTTGAAGGGGAAAGTACCGAAGAGTCCGCAGAGGACTGGCAGAAGACCGTTACGGAGTTAAAGGCTGAGCTTGATAGAGTCACCAAAGAGATGGCTCGTAAAGACCAGCAGTTGGCTACGGTATCGGGCAGTGTCAGGAGGCAGTCGGAGCTTGAGGCATTACTGTTGAGACAGGGAAGCGTACTGGATGCTCTCACGGAGCATATCAGCGACCCTGATTCCATACCAGAAAACCTCAAGGCAAGAGTGGCTTCCATAAAGGCACAGGAGGCGACTGAGGTAGCTGTCAACAGGAACAAGAACGTAAGGGACGGTTGGCTTGCTGGTGTAAATCAGCAACTGAGGAGTGTCGGAATGAGTGGGGACGACCCACGACTTTCCGAAGCCATAGCCTTATGGAACGAGGGGGACACAGACACCCCTGACCTTGTGAAGCTCCACCAGTCCGTCATGGCCGTCAACTCCGTTCTATTAGCGGCCAAGGATGCAGAGAATAATCAGAAGGTAGCTGACGCCGTGAAGGCCGAAGATGTCAAGCGGAGGCGTGCAAATGCAGCCAACGGAACAATGTCCGTCGGTGCTTCCAATGGCGTTGGGGCCGCGGGTGTCAGCGACCAGGAGCTGGTAAATAGAGTGGCGAGAAGAGAGTCCCTGACCACCGCAGAGTGGCAGAGGGCAAACGCCGCAATGGATAGGGGTATATACCCCAACCTATCATAAAGGAGCAGGTAAGTGGCAGATACATTTGTAGCTGACGTAGATACTGGCCTAAACACAATGGTGGCCGCTGCTCGTCGGCGCACACAATTCCCAACCAACGTCATGCCTCGCGTTGTAGACAATCAGAGGCTAGAAGAGGGCACAGGCACAGCATGGAGAGAGTTCCTCGCCGAGAACCTGACAGCCCAGAACTACGGCGAGACTGACGTAATCGACAACCCACAGTCAATCAGTGGTTCCATCCTGTCTGTAACGCCCCAGCTTGTGGCAATACAGACATTCATCGGCAGGCGAGTACCTGCAAGACTGTCGGCAAAGGCATTCGCCACCTTCGGCGCACTGGCTCAGGAGGCGATTGAGCGGAAGAAGAACACCGACGGCCATGCGGTATTTGCAACAGCCACAACCACCCTTGGGACAACGGCAACCACCCTGTCCTACACCAACGTAGACGCAGCCACCCGGCGCATCAAGAGCGATGCAACCGAGCCAGGCCCCGACCCCATCGCAGCGGTGCTTCACGGATATCACATCCATGACATCCGCAGCGAGATTCTCTCTGGTGTGGGCACCTACAACATCCCGGAGGGCATGACCGCCGAGGTATTCCGAAGCGGATTCATGGGCACCCTGATGAACGCCAACATCTTTGAGGACGGCCTCATAGCCGTTGATGGTACACCCGATGCCCGTGGGGGAGTATTCTCCAAGATGGCGATACTTCTGGTGCAGGGTCTCAGTCCCTGGCAGGAGTCCCGCGAGGAGCCACAGAAGGGCTATGGCGGAGTCAACGTCTGGCTCAAGGACGAGTACCTGTACGCCGAGAGGTCTGCGGGAAACTGGTTGTATGGAATCATTGGGGACGCCTCTGCACCGACGTGATAACAGCGTATAACCAATAACTTTTGAACCCTAGACAAGGTGAAAGGATAGGATAATGCCAGCAGATACAAGTAAAGGTAAAGTACATTTCTTTGATGATTTCCACGGGGATACCATCAACCTAGACCTGTACGTGGTCAATGCAGACGGCGGTGGAACTGCCTTCGCCCACAACGCCCAGCACAACGGAGTCATTCGTTGCACAGGCGACGGTGGAGACGGGGACATCTGCAACATCTACAC